TGTAAATTTTCTTTGGTTCGTGTTGCACCTACATAAAATAATCTATTCTCGTCATCTGGATTTCTTTCATAACTTCGCATAGTATTTTCTGTAAGATCTGTTAATAAAACAACATTAGTTGCTTCTCCACCTTTAGCTCCATGTATAGTAGATAATTCTATTCTAGGTTTTTCGTTTAACTTTTCTCCATTTCTTCTCATCTTTCTTAAATATTCTACATCATTCTGGCCTGCAGTATCAAATGCTTCATACCAAACTGTCTTAACTTGAAGACCATAATCTTTTACAAGTTGATCTATTCCATAAAAAGATCCCTTAGTCATACCTTTAATTTTTTTTGCGTGCCAATGTTTTGGTCCCATGTATTTAGATATGCTTTCTACTTGTTTGTAAGTTATTAATTGTCCTTGTCTTAAAAATTCCCAGGCAGTTGCTGCTTCATGTAAACCTTGTTCATTAGTTCTCTTGTATTTATTTTTATAATATAGTCCTTGTCGGTATAAAGATTCCCCAATGTCAGTAAGCATGTGTCTAGTTCTACTTAATACTAACCAATCGCCTTTTGTCATGTCTATACTATCGACATCAAAATGTCTTTGTAAGCTGCCTTCATTTACTCTGGGTTGCCAAGTTTTATCTATTCTTTTTTTAATTTTATTTATAATACCCATAGCTAGTCCATGCACTTTAGCCGGTATTCTATAAGACTGAGTTAGTGGTAAATATTGTCCTTGTAAAGTTATAAAAGAATCTACATCCGCACCCGCCCATCTAAATACTGCTTGGTCATCGTCCCCTGCAATAAAAGAATCTTTTGTTTTATTCCAGATAGATCTTGTCATGTTCCATTGCATTAATGATAAGTCTTGTGCCTCATCAATAAATACTACCTCAAACTTTGGTGATAGATCTGATTTTGTAAAATCTAAAATCATGTCATTATAATCTATTAAAGAATATTCTTTTTTATAACGTTTTATTTCATTGTGTATGATTATAAGTTTATCTCTTTCTAGATCCTGTGTATGTTCACCTAAATCAAATTGTTGTTCTGGTGTAATATTACGTAATTGTGCTAATTGTATAGTTCTTAAATATTCACTATCTGATGTAAAAATACTACCTTGATCTTCTTGATAGTCTGCATAAGTTACAGGGAAACCTAACTTATCTCCTAAATCTTTGTAATGTCTTGTTTGCATAACCTGATCTTTTTTTAACCCTAATTTTCTAAATGCTAATGAGTGTAATGTTCTAAAATATGGAAGGTCATCTTCTTCTAAATTAAATTGTTTCATTGCACGGTCTCTTGCTTCGTGTGCAGCTTTTTGTGTAAATGCAAAGTAACCTATCTTGTCCGGGTCCGTTTGTTTGAGATAGTCATCTACTTTGTTTAACAAAGTTGTAGTCTTACCTGTACCTGGTGGTCCTAATACTATTGTTCTCATTATTCTTTTATCCATTGTTGTGCTTTAAAAAAATCATAGAACTGTTGATAACTAGATTTCCTTGCTCTTTTACCTTTGTGATTTTCGCTAGGTGACTGCCATTCTAATTGTGTTGGCAAATAATTACAGACTTCATCATTTAAATGTGCAACATGTATTCTATTAATAGGGTCAGGATTTGGTACATAAACTTTAGCAACGACTCTATGAAACTGCAGAGGAACATTTATTCCATCTAAATTTTTAAGACTTACAGAAGGATAACCTCCAAATGTAATGTTAGGAGTTATCTGTGCTAGTTTTATTTTATTTTTTGTTTCATATGTTATGTAAGGCCAAATAGGTTCTCTGTATTTTTTTGGCGCCTCTGGTATTTTACTAAAATAATGATAACCTCCCTTTGGATATATAATATATTTATCAGGAACAAGTTCTTTTAAAACAGTCTCTAATTTTACAGGACCATACTCAATATTTTTAATTTTTATTTTTTTAACAGGTTGTTCAAAAAAAGTTAATTGATTCATTAAAATGGATCCTTCACTTTTAATTCTTTTTGATTGTAGGTATCATTTTTTTTATCAAACTGATCTACTACAAATACTGAAATTCTTTCCTTACCAATACGTTTGTCATCACAGTTACATGTTTCTTTTAACATTTGTGCCGTACGTGAGTATGGCACATCCCAACGTTTTCTAATTAAAAATTGATTGTAGAATCTATCAAACACAAAGTGATGTTGTCCTTCACTAGTCCACACCCCACCTTTTTTAAGGTCATTTTTATCTGTAGATACTTGTCTGTTTAAACAATACTCTTCTAAATGATTTTGTAATTGATCTTGTGTAGTTACACCCTCTGGTGGATCTATTGGTTCGTGGTTCTTCATTAATGGATTTATAATATTAATCCAATCTTTAGGTTTAACTGTAGGTGGCATAAAATCTAATTGCTCCATCACAGCTTCTTGAAATAAACTTTGTTGTTTTAAAAATTTAACATTTTCTAAATGTAATCTCTCACCATCAACGTTTAAATAATAATATGGTTTTTCTAATTTAATTTTCTGTAAATCAGTTAGTGAAGGAAATACTATTTCTTCACCAATACCATATTTTCTTTCTCTACATAATTTTTTATCACATAAGTTACACATTGGAGTATCATTACATTTGTAACCCCATTCTTTTTTATCATGTTGTCTTTTAATAATATCTACTTCAGACTCACTTAATGGTGTTGTTAACGCTGTTGCATTAAACAATGTCATTTTACTTTTCCATTCTGCAGGCCATTTTTGTTTAGCATACACACCAAAATGAAACATTGCATTGTTTCTACCACCTTCGGGTATTTTATTTAATGCCATTAATTCTATACAAGGTGGTGCATCATCGTAATCAGATTTAGGTCTCTCTATTTTTACAAAATTAAGATCGTATTGTTTTATTTCTTCGTATATTTTATAGAATTCTTCTAAAGTTGCAGCTTCTCCATCTTCTCTAAACGCATAACGCGTTGTTTGATCTCCACCAAAATATGGTAGATTTAAAAAGTTACCTGTGTCGTCTGCCGATTTTAATTGAATTTGTTTTGGAAAGACTTCTGATCCGCCGTATCCTAGTAATGTTTTTATTTCCGTTAGTTTATCTCTCATTCTTTCTGCTGCTACCGGTTGCGCGGAAAAGAGAAAGACGTGTGCTCCTCCGCTCTTTGACCTACATACGGCCAAAGGCAGTTTGAATTGTTTTATTTTATCTATTAATTTTTTGTGATCAAAACCTGCATATGAATCTATGTCTACACAACCCCATATACACTCATTGTTTTCGTTAATAGGTATAATACCTAAACTTTGTTCACCTTTTAAATGCATTTGCCACAGGTCCGTGGTCACTGGTTGACGTACTACAAACGATTGTCCTTTTAATTTAACACCTACTTCAACTGATGCTGTAACTTTAGTACAACCATGCGCACGCTCTAGTCCTTTGAATATTTTTTCAAACATAATTTTTAATAGGCGCTTTCACTCTCGCGTCCACGCCTACTCCTAGGATTTTATTTAGTATGGTGAATCTGTTTTAGATTCGTCTGATCCATGTTTAACTTCAACATCACCTTTGCCAACTTGTTCGGCAAACGATTTTGCAATTCCATAAACACCTTGATCCTCAACCGGACCAACTTTAGATACTTCCCAACCAAACCATGTTCCTTTGTCATTTGACATCTGAACGGTCTTTAAATTGTAAATGTGGCTATATGTTGGCGGCGTAAACATTCCAGTTTTACCTTGCAATTTAATTCCCATCATAATGGAATTCCATTTACGACTAATTTTTAATTGAGTCGATTTCATAGAAACTAAAGCAGTTTGTGGTGAATCACCTAACACTACTACATAATGATTTGCAGTATTATCAATGTAATTACCATTTGGTAATCTGTCTTTGTAAGATTTATCACGAGTTGTTTGACTCATAATATCAGAACTAGCATCATGGATTGCAACGGGTGCACCAGTGCCGGCTCCTCTGTCCTGCCATTCTATTAATTTTCTTTCATAGAATACTGGCAACACATCTATTCCTTTAGCACCGTCATAAAGTTGGTTTGTGACACTGTTAATGATCATGCCTGGTTCGGCACCCTCAACGTATCTTGCGTGTACTTTATTTACTTCAGGAGATAGTTGTCCTAATACTTTCAGAAATGGTAATGCAAGATCTTCTTGCGTCATGTTCTGAGAGCCTTTGTCTGCATCAGCTTCAAACATATTGATTGCTAATGCACCTTCTTCTTTTTTTGTTACTTGGTTCATGTTTATTGTTTCCTTTTTATTGTTGTTTTATTTCCAACGAATACGTTGAAAAGTTCAGTAGGTAATTCCTTACCGTTTTCAATACGCTCCCGAACTAGCGCTTTGAGAGTCATGGGCTCAACCTTCAACTTCTGTGTCGGTTGATACCCACGCTCTTCTGCAAGAACAGCATACTCAGCTGCCTTGTTATCTTCGTTACGCCCAAATGATACGGATATCTCATTTTTGATTATATCACCTAGGTTATTGTCTCGAAGCCATTTAAATGCAGCATCTCTATTAGCAATAGTTATGCTCGCACTATAATTTGGTTTTACATCTACTGAAGAACCATCCATAAGTTTAAGATGTGATAAACCCATCTCAGCCATCATGGTTGGAATTACTTCTCCAGACAAATGATCAAATTCTTTTTTTGTACTTTTTAAATTTTCTTCCTGCAATTCTATTCTAGACTGTAAAGAATTTAATTTCTCTACTTGATCAGCAAGAGTTTGTAAGTTGTCAGTTTTTTGTATTACTTGTTGTTGGTCTTGTTCAAAGTCAATGTTACTCATCTATCTTTCCTCTTTCATATAAGTTAATCTCAATAGGATAATATTTTCTTTCTTGTTTATCCCATTTTAGTAAATTGTATTTACCATTAGTCATGTCAGAAACTATAGAGCATGCTACACCTATTATTGCAGGATCACCAGTTAATAATAAATAATCTTCTGATGTAAAATTTTTTAATGATTTTCTTAATTTAAAAATTAAAGGACCAGGAGAAAATATTATTTGTGATAATTCAGGTAATAAAAATTCAAAACTACCATATTCTCTAGCACCCATAATATTAATTTTAGGTCTACCTTCAGAAGTTCCAGCAATTTCTTGTATTACATAAACTTTATTTTCTTTCATGATTGACAATATAGTGGTTTAATATTATAAGTCAAGTCAGAAAGAAGAAAAATTATGAACTATAAATTTAAAACAAAACCGTATGCACATCAAATGACTGCATTAGAAAAGTCATGGAACAGAGAAAACTACGCTTATTTTATGGAAATGGGCACAGGTAAAACTAAAGTATTAATTGATAATTTAGCTATGCTTTACGATAAAGGCAAAGTTAATGGTGCTTTAATTATTGCACCTAAAGGAGTTGTAGGTACTTGGTACAATAATGAGTTACCAACTCACTTACCCGACCACATAGAAAAAACTTCTGTTTTATGGAAATCAAATATTAATAAAAAACAAAAAGAAAATTTAGATTCTTTATTTGAAGAAGGTGAAAAATTACATATTTTAATTATGAATGTAGAAGCTTTTAGTACAACTAAAGGTATGGAGTTTGCACATAAATTTTTATCATGTCATAGAACTATGATGGCTATTGATGAGTCTACTACAATTAAAACTCCTACAGCTAAACGAACTAAAAATATTTTAGGTCTAGCAAAATCAGCAGTGTACAGAAGAATTATGACAGGTTCTCCCGTAACTAAAAATCCATTGGATTTATATACACAGTGTGATTTTTTAAGTCCGTGGTTATTGGATTTTACGTCTTATTATGCATTTAGAAATAGATATGCTGAAATGAAAACATTGCATATGCATGGTAGACAAATACAAATTGTAAACGGATTTAAAAATTTAGGCGAATTGTCTAATAAATTAAAAGAGTTCTCTTATCGTGTATTAAAAGAGGATTGTCTTGATCTACCAGATAAAATTTTTATTAAACGTGAAATACAACTATCACCAGATCAACGTAGGTTATATGATCAAATGAAAAAAGAAGCTATAGCCATACTAAAAGGCAAACAATCTACTACCGTAAATACGTTAACACAGCTTATGCGACTACAGCAAATTACTTGTGGTCATTTTACAGCTGATGATGGTGCAACTCAACCTATCGCTAACAATAGAATCACAGAATTAATGGATGTTCTTGAAGAAACAGAAGGTAAAGCAATTATTTGGGCCCATTATCAGTATGATATCACTGCTATTATAGACGCTGTATCTAAAAAATACGGAAAAGAATCTATTGTAGATTATTATGGATTAACTCCACAAGAGGAAAGACAACCTAATATTAAGAGTTTTCAGGATGACCCTAAGTGCCGGTTTATTGTTGGAACGCCTTCTACGGGCGGCTATGGGATAACTTTAACGGCTGCAAACACCGTAATTTACTATTCTAACGGTTATGACTTAGAAAAGCGATTACAATCAGAAGACAGAGCACACAGAATCGGCCAAAAAAAATCAGTGACTTATGTCGATATAATGGCGGACGACACCGTGGATGAAAAAATCGTACAAGCTCTACGTAAAAAAATAAACATAGCATCAGAAGTTTTAGGTGAAGAACTGAGATCATGGATTTAGTAGGATATATACGCGAAGCGCGCTGGAATTTTATTTTACGTATCTGTCGGTTGATAGACCTAGGATCTGTTTGTATTCCGTTTTGCCGGATTCGCCTTTAATAGCCATTAGATACTCCTTACGGTTAGCATTAATTTCTTTTGTGTATGATACGTGGACCCAGCCACTGTTGGGTTCGCCTGGTGTGTAGTATTCTAAAATTAATTGATCAAACATTAGGTTTTGTTTGATCCAATCCGCTAGTTCATTGTTGGCAACACCAAATATTTCTAGGTCTGCCGCCTCTCCCTTACAGTGCTGACTTTTAGTTGAGCTTCCTATCTTAACTGACAAGATTGGGTCTCTAAATCCACTGGAAATGGTTACTACTTGATTGAAATGGTCTCTAACGGGCTGTAGGACCCTCTCACAGAGCAATCGTAGATTTTCGGTCTGATCGTCCGTGGGATTGTTGTTAAGGCCCATCCTGGTCGCTGTCTGTGACTTACAAAGCTCTGCCTTGGTAAAATTTTTCGAAAGTTTCATGACTCTCCTATTTTATGATTAACATGTAGATCATACTGGCCATGCCAATGATCAAAGCTCCGACAGATGTTATTAAAATTGTTTCAATTCTACAAATCTGTTTTTCTAATGAATGAATCTTGTCATGAGTTTGTTTTTGCATAATTCTACACAATTTTTCATGTGATTCTATTTTAGTTAGTGCAATATTTTTAGCCATTAAGTTCTACTCGCAATTACTTTTTCTGTTGGTGATAGTAACGCCTCCTGTGTCTGTGTCAAGTTAGTAATAGGGTTTTTCTGTTGAGTATTATTAGCCATTTTTGCAGGCATTGGTGTGTCACCTAGTGGTTGTGTTTGTATCTTACTCATAGGATCACCAGGTAAAACTTTGTTAATTAAATTTTTACCACGTTGTATAATTCCTGGACCATCTTTGAAAGGTTGACCTGGAACAAATGTATCCAATATATCATTTACATATAAAAAATTACCAAATATACCACCGGTATTAGGGTTCTTGCCTTCTGCATATATTTTTAATTTGTTATCAGGATCAAGTTTTTTAAATCTGTAACTATTTTTTAATAAGTTTAATTGAAGTTTAGGGTATAGATAATTAGGGTCTACTACAAATCTATAATCAGCACTGTTTTTAGATTTATCTTTAGCAAAAGATTCTACTGCTTTTACTTTCTTTTTAAATCTAGCATCAGAATAATTTATAGGTGTAAACACACCATTCATTAAATTATTTATCATCTTACTTCCAACACCTTGCTCTTTTAATTTTCTTCTAATATCAAAAATAGACACTCCAATAGTTTTTGCATCTACAATCATTTTATAAAAATTCTGTTGTACTTTGTAACCTTCTAATTGCATTTGATTGTACTCTTGAAGAATTACTTCTGGTCCTCTAGAATTATATCCTTCTGGACTATATAGTTTTTCTGTATCATCAATGGCTCTCATTAATCTGTTAAACTCACCTGTTTTGTATTCCATAGATTTTAATACATCGATGTTTATAATTCTAACTCCTGATAACAATGCAATTATTTCATCTTTTAAGTTAACCGGTTGTCCACCTTTAGTTAAATCTCCTGTTGCACCTTTTAAAAATTTCTGTGATGTCGAAACTAATCCTGGTTCTACTGCATTCATTAAGTGCATAAATGATTTCTGTACTTTATCTCCTACGTCATCAGACTGAGAATAAATTCTTACACCCTCAGAAGTTACACCATTTCTACCACCTAATAATATTCCTGCTGGTTGTACATCTGATAAAGCTTCTAAACCTAGCTGTTGAGATAGGAAAGGTCTTAACATTTCCATGATAGGACCATCTGGTGCTAGCATCATGTTTAATATAAACTCATCCGTATCTTGCGGACTTAAATTTTGTTCAGCTGCTTTTTGCATTACAGCGTTAAGTGGTTTTTGTAAAAAATCATAAGGACTAAAGTATGAAAAATTAAATGCTTTTGCTTTACCTTTGTCAAAACCCGTAAACGCCACAAGGTTTGCATTTCTATCCCAGTCTGCAGCAAATGATCTTTGATATGCACTCCACTGGTCAGGTGATGTACCTGTCAATGCTTGACTTAATGCTGTTACTCCTGCACCGACACCACCAAAAGCTAGCGTAGTTCCCATAGCTCCTTTAATACCTAGTTGTCTTATTCTAGGATTAGGATGGGACATTTGTCTAAGATTAAAATCCATGATCCGTGTTGCAGTACGCATGATCTCTGCTGGAAAGGCTACGAAGTTACCAACAAAAGGTATCTTTCTTATTGATTGAATTGCTGGTGGTACTTTACTATAAGTTGGGTATACGTTTCTAATTTCATGTGCAGATATTTGATCTAGTATGTCATCGTAAGTACGTTTAACTCCTGTTATAGGGTTAATAGCTCCAAACTTAGCTCCCATATATTCTGCATATTCTAAAGCTAGTTTACTGGTTGGTAGTATATCAGTCATCTGTGACTTAACATATTGTCTACCGTATATTTTCCACAAAGAATCACCACCTGCGTACAATCTAGTTGCATCTCTAATTAATGGTTTCTTTGTAAATGCTTCAAACATTTCATCTAATGTATTTATAGCACCACCTTTAATATCATTCATGATTGCACCAAGCTCTGATGCAATAATATTTTCATCCATTGTACCTAACGATATTTCTTTTTCTATAAAATCAAATAATTTTTCTTTTGATATTCTACCTGTTGGAAATATATCTTCTAATACAATTTTAAATGAATCAGACACACTTGACTTTCCACCTATATGAGCTCTTGCAAATGGAAAAAAACCTGCAGAGTATACATTACGTACTTGTGTTTGAGGTGAGAATACTGTCTTACCCATCTGAGTTAAAACTTTAAACTGTAATAAATGTCTATAAATAGAGGATTCAATTAATTTATCTAAGGGACCTCTTGAAGTTTTTAATGCGTTAGCTAATTCTAATGATGCATACAGTCCTTGTATGTCACTACTCATCACACCTAGACCAGGTATTTTATTTATTCTTTCAAACCCTGGAAATTTTAAAGCTTCAGCTTCTGTTTTAACAAGTTGTCCAGATTTTAGTAATACCTTTGCTAATGCATCGTAAGCATTTTTAGTATACACTTGACCCATCATTTCTGCTGTAGTCATGGCAACTGATGATCTTAAGTTGTCACCTTTACCTAATAATTTTTGTATAACATCCGGTAGTTCTTCACCACGTTTTAAAAATTTATAGTTATCGTCTCTTAAAAATTTAAGACCTATTTTTCTAAGCGCAGAGATAGGATCTATTTTCTCAGCTCTACCTGTGTATAAAATGTTGTCTACAATTCTTTTTGCTTGTTCTTTTAATGCAGCTTCTTTACTCATGTTAGGAAATTCTTTTGCAGCTGCTTCTCTAAAATCTTTGTTGCCTCTAACTACTTTTTTTAATACATAAGCTACAGCATTTTCTTTATCTTTAACTAAAGGTTGATACATAGGTCTTTCAAATATATCAAAAGACGCTCTCATATATTTATTACCTCTATCTAATAAATCTTTTTTAAAGTCTGCAAACTTTTGATTGTTGGGTAATGCTTTTGATAAACCTTCTCTTAGTTCTTCAAGTTGTTTGTTAATATCTTTAGCTGATACATGATATTCTTTAGGAAGATCACTTAATTTTCTTTGACCTTTTAAGTATTCCATAACTCTATCTAAATCATAATTTTGTCCCACTCTAGATGTAATACCCTTGTTATACTTTCCTT